GGGCCAGGTCTCTTGCTTGACCAGCTTCAACCACGGGCTGGTATTGAGCGATTTGTGGTAGATATCCGGGCCGATGCGTCCGCTCTCCGCTTCCAGCCACGTATTGATGTCGTATGCCATAAAAATTTTCCTCCTTATGGAAAAAGTTTTGGTTTCGGGTTTGGCGCGTAATGGTCGCGGGGCACAAAGTGCCTGCGGTTTACGAACCTTGGATTTCTCCTGCCCGAGCCAGGGAGGAAGCAGGCCTTAAGGACCCGCCTTTTAAGCTCTTGGATTGTGACTGACTTAGAACGGGATTATGGACCCGAGCGGACCTGCATGGCTTTTAGTTCCCTATACTGGAACAAAGTTATAATAGCGGGTGTTTGTCACCCGTCAAATTAAATTATCCTCCGAATCGTTTTTCTACCGCTTCGAGGAACCCGCCCACGCTGGTGTCCGGAACGCTGGTGTCAGTATTTCCGGATACTTTTGGGGTAGCCTTTTTATATTTAGACAACGCTTTTTCGTATTCAGCCACTTTTGCGTTAGCCGACTCCAGTTGCGTCACGACGTGCGGAAGCAGCAAACCGGAATACACAGCGTAAGCCCGCTCATCGGCCGGTGTATCAAAATAGTCGGTTTCTTTAGCGTATTTCTTCGCTTCTTCGACCACTTTGGAATCGAGGCCGGTGATAAACGTCTTTTTACTAAAGAGATCCTCCCAGGTCCGATCGACGGCCGAGCCCATCTCTGACATGGCGGCCTTTTGCTGCTCTGACTCGTATACGGCCCGGCGTTCCTCCATTTCTTTCATGGCGGCGGCTGCATTCTCCCGAAGGTAGTCGCGCCTCCGGGAAACGTCGGCGAGATCGTCGGCCATGCGGTATAAACGAATCCGATCGCGCTCGCTGAAATCGGCCGCGATTTCGGTCAGCGCGTCGCTCCCTTCGGAAACCGACTCTTCGCGCAAAGCGCTAACCAGCTTGCGCGCGTCTATCTTGTAGCGTTCGGCCAAGGAAGAAGCTGTGTCCAAGATTGCTTGAGTAGGCTCCAACACGGCTCGCTTGAAATCCGGAGTGGCCTCAACACGCGAGACCGCAATCTCCTGCTCATATTCCGACAAACGAGAGCGCAACTGTTCGACTTCCTCGGAATTCTGAGGAGATGACTTGGCTTCCTCAACTGCCTTCTCCAACTCAGTAACCCGAGTCTTGTATCCTTTCAACTCGGTCTTGAGTTCCTTGAACTTAGCACCGGCCGACGCCGACATGTTTTTGGTTTCCTCGGAGTCGTCCTCTTCGGTCTCCTCTTCCTTATTCGCCTCTTCTAACGACTCGGTCGACTTCTCTGACAAATCGCCCTCTTCCTCCTTAACCTCGCCTTCCGCCGCTGCTTCCTGTTGCTTCTGTTCCCAAGGCGGGGTTTCCTCGCCTTTTTCGAACTTTTCCAGGCGATCGGTCAGCCAGGTAGCGAAATCGCCATCGGACTGCGGAATGTTTTCAACGGTGGACGAAGGCGTCTCCTGTGAAGGTGACGGCATCGGTGTAGTTTCAGTTTGGGGCTGCGAAGCCTCGGTTTCGTTTGGCATAAATTATTATTGCGGCACATTCTCCCACGGCTCGGGGAGTTTCTTGCGCGGGTCCGGTGGATCTTCGGTCAACTTAACAAGGGCGCGGTGAAAATCGTAATAACCGGCGTTGCGAGCGTGCTGCAGCGCAGCGGTAGAAAGCGCATCGGCCCCGGGCGGCACCGACCAGCGCGGCACATTGCCCTTCAACAAAAGCTCCAAGGCCTCGCGAATTGGCGAGGCGTTAAGCGTTTTTCGAAGGGACATCCGCAACTGCGGATCTTCATTCCACTCTCGTATTGTCATTACCAAGATTTGCAAGCCCAGTAAGCGGCCGAAAGTTTGCTGTGGCTTTTGGTGTCGCAACCATGACGGGCCCGGAATGACTTTCGGCGCTCCGGGATATTTTTCTTAATTGTCATGTTAGGGTCGCCAAACATGATGGATTTTGTTTTTCCACCGTCAGATGCCAGGACTTTGAATTTCTTTCGGCCGTAGCCTGGCTCGCCTTTCTGAATGCGGCGGGGTTTGTTAACCTGCATAAATTAAACCCTCACCCCGCTGATTTTGCTGGCGACCTCGGCATCGCGAAGCGCCATTTTCTGACGCACTTCGGCAGCCCGCATGTTGAGCCTGGCGTTATGAACTTCCTGCATCATCTGCAACTTGATTTGGTGCTCTTGCAGTTTTTGCTGAAGTGTAACCGCGTAATCATCCTGGGCCTGCTGAGGTGCAGCGGTCTCGGACTCCGGCTGCTGCTGTTGTTCGCGCAAGCGTTGAACATGCTTCACGCTGTTGTTGACGATTTCGCCAAACTGCTGCAACGCCTGACGAAGCATCGCACCCTCTTCGGGAATCGTGGTGTCCTGTGACACATATTCCACGTGCTGCGTCGTGTGTCCGAATACCAAGACAAGGAAGCCGACAACGTCTTCCGGCGCGACTGCCCCTTCGTCCACCGACTGGGCCACTTCTCCAAGAGCGGCCAAGTGGATCTTGGCGTGTTCGAGATGATTCTCGTTGGGGAGAATTTGGATTTCCGAACCAGCACGCATCTCGTTGTTTTCGAGCATGGCGACTTTGACATCGATGACGGGGCGGGCGTCAGCATCCGGCGACGGGGCATAGCGATCCGCTAGGTCGTAGCCAAAACGCGCGGCCACGCGATCGCGAATTGCGGCTTTGCGTCCGTATTCATCGAAGCCGGGCATGAGTTGGGTCAACTCGTCGGTCGCCAACAAACGAGCTGCCTCAGAACCAGCACCGATGGCGCGCACAGGACGCACAGAGTCGATGTCGATCATGGCGATAGCCTCCGGAGGGACTCCCCGCATAAAGCAACGCTCTTTGAATTCAAGAATCTCGCGGCTACCTGCTTCGCCTTCCACGTAACAGCCTTGGACAAAACGACGAACAGTTTCTTTGAGGACGCGGCCCCAGGGCTCGTAAAACAGATTCAGCGCGGCGAGCGATAGACGGGACTGCCCCGACAAAATAGCCTGTGTCTCGAACTTTGTCTTTTCGCGATTGTCGTTGATCGCGGACTTCGCCCCCTCGTAAACGCCTGTTTTGACCTGCATCTGCGCGACCAAGTCATTGAGGAACGGCATGGCGCTCTTGCTGACGTCTGGCATCGCCCGCTCAACCACGTTCACCGTGCCAGGAGCCAAAACCGAATAGGGTCCGTAGTAAGTGAAGTTGAGATCTTCCAGTGCCTGCTCATCGCTGGGCTGGAGCAGAAGGGTCGAACTCAGCATCGCCCCGTCAGCCATCTGGCAACGGAGGCGATTGCTGAGTTGGATCTGGGGGAAAATTTTATAACCAAGGCCGCGAATTGAGTGATAGTAGCCGTTGGTTCCGATGCCAAAGGGGAAAAACACGAAAGCCGAATTGACATGGCGATACAGGCTTCTCTTAGTGCAGAGAAAATTCTCGGCCTCGTTATTCTCAAGGGTCATGTAATAGGAGACCGTCCCATCAAACTCCTTGACCCAGGCGTGCAGCACCTTGACCTCCGAAGCGCCTGCTGTACCGGCGAACAAATCGTTGTTCTTGAACTCGCGCTGCAGACCTTCCCAGTCTGTGAAAGTGCTGGTGGAGCTGGAGCCGTTGGTGGCTTTGAGCAAAGCCTTTTTTACTTCGCCGACATTCCAGCCCATGTCTTTGGCGGCTTCTTCGTCCTCGATAAAGTGATAAAGTTGATGGACTTGATACGACCGAACGCACACCGCCACCTCTATCTCGTCTTCGCAGGCGAGGGTCTTGCGAGGGATCAAAAAGTCCCCGAACATCGAGACGCGCCAGCGCCAGTCGATGTCGTCTTCCCAGTAGGCGATACCGACTCCGTGGGCTACGAAGTTTTGAACCAAGAGCTGGTAGTTGAAATGAAACTGGGGCCAGGACCGGATGGCGCGCGTCAACTCATTGGCAAGAATGTCATTGTACTCGGCTCTGCGATTGGAGTCGCCGTACTCGGTCTTAAGCGTCAGAAGATGTTCTACGGAGTGGATCAGGTCGATGTAACCCGCTGTTGCACTCTCCAGTATCGAGGACGCTTCATCAAAATTTACGTTGCAGCGATAGGCCTGCCCGCTTGCGACCAGATCGGAATCGGAATACGGCGGCACGCCGTCGAACATTGCCTGAATCTCGGCGCGATTCCGGGCTGACTTGTCATCCGCATCCTTGAGTTTTTTGTAAATCTCGTGAAGGGACTTCGAGTCCTTAATCCGATTCCTTGGCGGAGCGCCGGATTCGGAAATATTCTCCAACAGTGTGTCAGTGTAAGTCATCAAACAGTGCCCTTCATCAAGCTGCTACGACTCTTGGACAACGGCGTGTTAAGAAGGTTTTCCCCTTCTTCATCCTCTTCCTCATCGTTTTGAACGATGCTGGTCGTCCCGGTGATGGTGGCGGGTTTTGACCCCGACAGAGAATTCATTGAATCGGAGAGCGGAGACGAAGCGGATGTCTGACCAGGTGTAGGGGTCGACGCCTGGCTACTTGTGGCTCCGGGCGTAGCGGGGGTCGAGCCGACGGTGCCGGGGGGAACGGGTTTAGGCGCAATGAATCCGGGTTTAAGTCCGATACTTTGGCCGGGAGAAGGCGGGCGGACGCCGGTTTGCTCTTGAACTTTTTGCGACCAATTCAACCAGCGAACACTCTCGGGCCCGCGAGTCCTACCGTTCCAAACAGGCTCTTCGTCGACGATGTTGTTGGACGTTTTCCAGTTGTCGAGAGTTCGACGAAACTCTGGTGAATTAGGATCTTGGCCGGGTCGGGGTATCATGGCAATAGTTCTCCTCAGACTAGCGGCTTTACCCCGCTTTGCAGGTTCCGGACAGACGACAATTTCTTTTTATTTTCCTCGTCGTCTTCCATAAGGTTATTTAACTGGTCAGTAGAACTGCTCGCGTTAGCTTTCAGTTTGTCAGCCTCCGATAATGAGTTCATCGATACGCCCAAAGGCGATAAAGATTGAGGAGACTCAGTAACCTGCGTTTTATTTGAAGGCGTGGCAGGTCTGCTCGGCATCTGATTGAGCATTCGTGCTGACGCAAGTATACTCTCATTTACCTCGCGAAAGGTTTTACCTATGCCGAGAGGTCTGACGTCATAAAGTCCGAGCGGGCCTGAACTCGATTCATAGCGCCCTGAGTCGCCGATCGTACGTCCGAATGGCGAAGAACCAAAAGCTGATTTGTAGGGAATCATATAAAACCTTTAAGCTATTGGACCTTCGAATATTGGGCTCGTGTACGTCGGGGTAAGTTGACGCATACTGCGCCGTATTGCGCTTTCTTGCTGTGTCCGATCCCGTTTGGCGTAAAACTTTTCAAGCTCGCTGAGTTCCTTCCCGCGAGAATCTCCGACGCTGCCGGAACGCGAGGCTGGGTCTACATTCGGAGGAGGAGGAGGAGCATAGTCTGCCACAGCCGCCCCACCAGGCCCGTACAAAGGAGAGTCGGCGTAAAATCTCGCTTCGCCGATAGGGGCTTTTCCCTTCCAGCGTTTAATAGGTTTGTCGCCCACGTAGTTGCTCCACGAGCGCTGGGTAGTGTTTAGTCTTTGTGCCCTCATCGTGACACTTCCTCCGGCTGCTCAACCAGTTTCTTGCGCTTGCGTGACTTGGGAAAAACCAGCTCGGTGTCGAAACGGGGTTCCGCAGCATCGGGTTCGTCCAAAGGATCGGGATCAGAAACAAGCGCGGCCGACTTCCCGTTCAGCCCGTCCAAAACAAGTCGCGCCAAGCTGCCGTCCTTGCACCCGTGACACACGACGGCGTCCGAATGGATGGGAGTGTTGGTGTGCAGATCGGGGTGCGGCATGTCGAAATTGTCGGAAACAATCTGTCCGTTTTTGTGGCGGTAGTTGATCGTCTTCCAGTTGTGCTGCATGAGTTTTGTGTCATGCAAAAGCGGGAGCACCTCCCACTGAATCCAGACGTCGAAGGCGACGCCATTTTCGAATCTCCACAACGACGAGCGATTTGTGAAATCACCGGGGTAGATGGCCGTGCCGCACATGTGGTAGCCGTCAATGACAAGCCCCCCGTCCTTGTCTTTGTAATAAGTGCCCTGTTTTGCCCCCATGTAAACGGCCTGAGAAAGATTGTACTCGGTCTGCAGCGCATCCATCCAACCGGCCTTGAGCGGCGTGTTGTCCAGTTCAAACCAATACCACGGCTGATCGAGCAAGCCGTCGGCGAACATGTGCATGATGGACGCGCGGAAATAAAAGTTAGGTCCCAAGGGCCAGCCTTTTGCAGGACAATCGAAAATATGCGCCTCAGATTTACGGAACATCGGTGAAATTGCTTCACGGATACGATTCACGTCGTTCGCATTCTCGGTCGATCCGACCACGAGAAGATCATGGTGCTGGTATGGGCCGAAGGCCTTCATCAACGCCATGACGTCGTCGGCCAAATGGACATCGGCCTCGCTGACAGGGATTACGAGTAACATTCAGAATGAAGTTGGGTATATAGTATGGGTGTTTGTCACCTATGCAAGTTAAAAATCGCACGGCCCTTCTGATTTAAGTTCCGTCCGGCCTTGGCCACGATGTCGGCTTTTTGAAAGAATTTCTTATATCCATTTCTTTGGCTGTAAGGGTCGGAAGGAATCTTGTCGCTGGGGATCAGGCCGCAGCGGACCCGGCACAGCTCTAAGAGGATAAACGCCGCATCCGAGATGTCGGGGCTTTTGCCGATGCGGGCCTTCATGTCCTGCTTGGACTCCACCCGAATACGCATGCCGATACCCTTCTCGGTGGTATAGAGGCGTTCGGTCATCTCCCGGATCATGTCTCTGGGAACTCCAAATAGCTGTTTGTTGCGGATTAGCTCTTTACCGGTCCACCACAGCTCACTGACCCGGTTGGCATACCTCTCGTGGGCGGGCGTCTTGTCGGTCAAAGACACCGCCCGGTCGCTGGCTTTACCACCAAACTGGACGCGTAACACTTCACGGGACCATACCGCATCGACCACGTCGCCGAAGGGTGCCCCGCCACCCGAAGCATCGTAAGCGGCGTTTCTGGGCAGGACGCCCCAGGCCTCACACTTGTCCCGGAACTGGCGCGCGATCTGAAACGAACGCGGCTCTTCTTTGTTGGTCACATCTTCGCGGAGTTCCTCGAAATGGTCGAGGCAGACGACTTTCTTCCCGGTCTTATCGACTCCGGTAAATCCGTAATATAGGATGCTGCGGTCACCGTTTGCGCTGAATGAAGGGTCCAAAGCCGCGACTTTGGTTGGCGGTTCAAGCCACTCGACAGGCTGATCGGCACCATGCCGGATGATGTCGGCCTCGCTGTAAATCGAATCCTCCGCACCTGTCGGACACCAGAAGCCGCGATACATACGCCAGTATCCAGGGCTGTTGGGCCCCAGCTTACTTGCACTTTCTGCCAAGTTGTCGGGAGTGATCATCCACGGATAGATGATGTGCCCGGCCAGGATGTTTGGAGACTTGTGTGCGTCGAAGTGCAGGCAGTGCCCGCGCTCGGTCTCCCACTCCTCGTCGTTTACCGTGATGCTGCCCCACCCGTTCTTGGGTGTGGCGAACTGACCGAACGGGTCGTAGAAGCTGGCCGGGTTACCGATGCCGATCAGTTGAAAGAACGGGTTGTTGGACAGGTTGGTGTAGGCCGCCTGCAAGATGGACTCGCCCAACTCGGGCAACTCGTCGGCGATAAAAATGACACGCTGCTGCTTGATACCTACAAGTTTGCCCACGGCCTCTTTTTCTTTTTTGCGCTCAGCCGCAATCAAGCTGATGCCACATCGATCGCCATACTGTTTGCCGCTGCCGTCGTCGAAGCGGATCATGCCGACCGAGTCCACGAGCTTTCCAGGTAAACCTGGCACCGCGCGCCAGAGATCCGTGATTGCGCCCCAGATACGCTTGCGGGATTCCTTGAGTGAGGTCGAGGTGACCAGGACCAAGGTATTCCACGGAGAGGAGAGGAACTGCACGATGGCCCACAGAGCGTAAGCCTGTGATTTGCCCGAGGACGCACAACCGGCCACGGCCAGATACTTGTGCTCCAGAGCGGCCTCGACCATGCGCTCCAACCACGGCGTCCACTCGACGCGGGTGCGCGAGTCGGGATGGTTCCACAAAAGATCCACGACACGTTTGAAGTGGTGCAACGGGCCTGGAGACTGCGGGGGCGGCTCGCGTAAACACGTTAGCTCGACCGTGACGTGGGTGAGGAATCCGGGCCACTCGCGACCGTAGAGGGTCACCGTGTTCGAGGGCTTTGTCTTCGCTGACTTTGGCATGGAAATCTGTCAGCAACCTGTCAGCAGGATTTAGTCACCTGCTTAACTCCTTGATTTTCAACACTTTGGGAGTGGAGCCATGGGGATTCGAACGCACCCCATTTACCGACAAACACCCCTCCCAAATAATTTTTTCTACAGAGAGAAATCAGGTAGTTAGGCGTAAAACGGGCGAAACTCATAAAAATATTTCTTGCGTCAAGTGTGGGTTGTTGTCACCTTTTTGGCAACAAAAGTTGTCAGCGCGCTGACAAGTCACGTCGCAATGAAAACGTCGAAAAAATCCGCCTGGCCGTTGGTCAAAAAGACCCGTTACGGCAAAGTCACCATCTACCGCCAAGCCCGGGAAGACCGGGAGTCCTTCATCCTGGCCTACCGGCTGGGAAAGAAACGCGTCCGCGAAACCACGAACATGGCCGACGAGGCGCTGGAAAGGGCCGCCGTCATTCTCTCGGCCATGGAAAAAGGCCAGACCCCGGAACCCCGGATCAAGAGTGTCAGCAAATGGAAGCATCTGATCGGTGACGTGCCTATCGAAGAGGTATTCCGCGTCTACGCTGAACAAAACAACCTCCTGCCCTCGGTCACCGTTGAAACGGTCGTTCAAGAATTCCTGCTAGTCAAGTCTCAAGACGGACTCAAACCTGACACCTACGCTACGATCAAAAACCATCTCGGTAAACTGAGCGAACGCTTCGGGTCGAGTTACATCAAGAACATCACGACCGACGACCTGAACACGTTCCTGCGCGGGATCAAGAGCCTGCGCTACCGGCACAACCACCGCACGACGATCAAATCGTTTTTCAAGTGGGCACTGAGCAAGAACTACGTGCGCTACATGCCACAATACGGCGGGACGGTGGCCGACGGGACTCAGGCCATCTCGTCTAAACATTTCAAGAAGACTCCGGACATCTACACGCCGGAGGAATTAAAACGACTGTTTGACGCGGCCCACTGGTCCATGGTGCCTTGGCTCATTGCGGCCAACTACAGCGGTATCCGCAAAGCCGAGATCGCCCGCCTCAAATGGGAAGACGTCGATTGGGACGAGGGCGCGTTCGTTCTTAAGACCGAGATCACCAAGACCTCGAACCGGCGCATGGCCTACTTTCCGCCAGGAGTCAAAGAAGGTCTCAAGAAAGTTGCCGAAGAGTGCAAGCGTCGTAACATTGACAAAATCGTCTACGGCAATATCAACAAGCGCACTTCCAAGCTGCGGAAAGAAGCCGAAGTCGACTGGCGGCAAAACGGCCACCGCAAGGCCTATATATCCTACGCCATGGCCTTAACGCGCAACGCCAATGAGATTGCCGAGCAGTGCGGGAACTCCGCAGAAGAGATTCAAGCCACTTACAAAGGTCTGGCTTCCAAAACGATAGCCGAAAAATGGTTCAAGGTGATTGACACCTTAACCATCGAAGCTAAACTTTACTAACACAAACGAAAGACACACCGCTATGGCCAATCAACGCGACAAAAATAAACGTCTTCTTGGCGTTTACATCGAACGGGACGTTTACTTACGACTTAGTAAACTGGCCCAACAAAAGAAAACCAATGTGGCCGACCTGTGCCGAACGCACGTCGAACGCATGGTGGAAAAAGTGATCCTCTCCGCAGAGGATCGCAAACGCATCAAAGAAGAACGCACCGCCTTCGAGGCTCGGCAGAAAGCTGCCCTGGCCAAGAAGCGGACGTTCGGGGCGCGCATGTCCAGTATGCGCGATAAACTGGGGGGCTAGGGAGGCCTCCCCCCTTTACCCCCACGGTTCAGCTAATATAAATAAACTATTCTCTACGCCAGTCCCCACAGGTGTCAAACACCTATAAACCACAACCCACTAACGAGCATTGAATATCCATGCACAAAGAAGTAGCTCTCGAACTAAATAATGAAACCTTACTGAAACTCGACAAGCTGGCAGCCGAACAAGGGCTGACGCGTGATGAGCTGATCAATCAAAGCCTGGCCGAATTGGTATATGAAACTGAACCGGCTGACGCTTGAGGCCGGGAACTCGGTCCGCATTACCATGCTCCCCACTGGTCGTGTCAGTGTGGAGCTTGAGGATGTGCAACCAGACGCGCTCCCCAAAAACGAGCAGGAGTTGATCTACGACGTGCGCGATGTGGCAGGAATTCTGCAGACATCCCTGCGTCACGTCAGGTCACTCATGCATCGTGAGCGCAATCCTTTGCCGTTCTACAAACTCGGGCGCAAGGTCCGCTTCCGCGAGCACGACATCCGTGACTGGATGAAGGCCGCACCGGACAACCGCGCCCGTCAAATCCTCAAGGAGCTCAAAGCAGCGTGATCATCGCCGTCGACCCAGGGAAATCGGGCGGTTTTGCGTTCGGCTGTCATCTTTCGACAGTTGAACTCAAAAACATGCCCGAGACCCTGGGCGACCTGGTGAATCTTTTCCGCCAGTTCCCGCAGCCCGCCACCGTCTATATGGAGAAGGTCGGCGGGTATGCGGGAGGGGCGGGCGCACCGGGCAGCGCGATGTTTAATTTTGGCAAGGGTGTTGGTCACCTCGAAGCGATAAGCTATTCGCTGGGGTTTGAGACCCGCCAGGTGGCTCCGCAGAAATGGCAGAAAGCCCTGAGCCTGGGCAACTCGAACGGCATGTCCAAGACCGACTGGAAAAACAAGCTCAAGGCCACGGCGCAACAACTTTACCCGAGCTGCAAGGTGACACTGTCCACAGCGGACGCTTTGCTTATTTACCACGCAGCCCATCGCGGACTAATTTGAAAACGCTCTACGCCGCTCAAGAGCAGCACGTGGACCGCTTGGTCTGCGCGCTCAACAAGCACCGGGCCGCATTGGATTCCTCGGACACCGGCACGGGTAAAACCCTGTGCGCGATCGAGACGGCCAAGCGGCTCGGTGCTTCCATCTTCGTCGTCTGTCCGAAGATTGTCATGCCGTCCTGGGAGCGCACCGCCAAGGAACAGGGTTCCAAGGTCCTTGGTATCCTCAACTACGAGAAGCTGCGCACCGGCAAGACGCGCTTCGGACATTGGTCGGGAAAACAGTTCGAGTGGAAGATACCGAGCGACGCCTTGATCATCTGGGACGAGGTTCATCGGTGCCAGGGACTGTGGAGCCAGAACGCCAAGATGCTGATCTCGGCCAAACCCTGGCGAAATCTTTTGCTCTCCGCCTCCGCCGCTGAAGACCCGACCGAAATGCGGGCCAGCGGATTTCTTCTCGGACTGCACACCCTCTCCAACTTTTTCAACTGGGCCAAGGCGCACGGGTGCCAGGTCAATCCGTGGGGTCAACTGGAATTCAAACACCGCGAGCAGTGGGCTTTGGACAAGATCAATTACGAACTTTATCCGGAACACGGCGATCGCATGACGCGAGCCATGCTTGCTGAGCACTTCCAGGAAACGCGCATCATCACCGACCCGCTGGACTTCGGCGACAAGGGCGCGATCCAGAAACTCTATGACGAAATGGACCAAGAACTCAGCGCCCTCGAACAAAGAGCCCAGGGCGACAGCAAAAACAAAGCCGCGCAAAAACTCGTCGCGCAGCTCCGAGCAAGACAGGCGGTCGAACTGGCGAAAGTACCAGCAACGGTTGAAATCATTGAAGACGAACTCCACGCCGGAAATTCGGTGGCCGTCTTCGTCAACTTTGATGCGACGATTGAAGCGATTGGGCAAAGACTCAAACGTCCGTTTGAAGTCATCAAAGGCGGTCAAACAGCCCAAGACCGACAGTTGGTCGTGGACCGATTTTCAAACGATGCTAATCACGTCGTCCTCTGCAACATCGCCGCAGGGGGTCTCGGAGTTTCGCTACATGACCAGCGAGGTGTGAGGCCTCGCACCGCGATTATCTCGCCGACCTTCAACGCGAAGGATCTTCTTCAGACGCTCGGACGCGTGGATCGTGCGGGTTCCAAGAGCCAGTCCGTGCAGCGCATTCTCTTCGCAGCGGGAACAGTCGAAGAAAAAGTTGAAACGAGCGTTCGACTGAAATTAAAGAATTTGCAAGAGATGCATAAAAGGTGTTTGACACCCGAACCCGCAAATGTAGTATTAGAGCCACAAATGGATGACACCGCACCACAAGCCGTAGTGCCTGCCGTGAACGAACCGGCCCACGCCAAGCACGGCCCGTCCTCGCTTAAATACAAGGAGATCTGTCCGTCATTCGCGAATCGCGAAGGCTCCAACTGGGCCTCGGACAAGGGCGACCGGATTCACGCGGCCATGGAATTTGATGACCCGTCCAAGTGCGCCAACGACGAGGAGCGCGCGATCTACGAATCGCTGCAAAGTTTTGTTGGCAACATCATC